GTTCACCATGGCGACCGACCCTCTCGCGCAATGTCCGGCCCGTGAGTCTATTCACGTCTCGTAAGCGTGGCAACTAGGCGAAAACTCGTCACTAAAACGGAATTGGCCCGTCGGTTGGGTGTGTCCGGCGCGACGATCACGCGGGTCACGAAGCCCGACGGCAAGCTCCGCCCGGCCATGGTCGGCGACAAGATCGACGTCGACCACGAGCTGGTGGTCACGTGGGCCACGGAGCGTGCTGCCCGCGCCGCTGTAGAAGAGCAGCTGAACCGAGTCCGGCAAGCACCGCCTCCAACGCAAAACGAAGTCACTCTTCGCACGCTGGTTACGGCAACCACGCCTCCCAAAGCAGAGGCAGAGCGCGAAGCTCCCCCCTCGGCAGCGGAGCTAGAGCGGGACCTCGGGCCCCTCCGTGAACGCATCGACCTCGACTCCCTGGAGGAACCGCTGGCGGCGCTGACGGAGAAGTACGGCGACGCGAAGGAGATGAGCGCCTGGGTCCAGGCGCGAAAGAACCTAGCCGCTGCTCGTCGGGAGGAACTGCAGCTCAGCCGTGTCCAGGGGCGCTTGATCGCCCGGACCACCGTGCTCCGCATGATGGAGCACCTGGACGCGGCCCTCCGTGTCCTGGTGAGCGATACGCCGCGGAAGATCGCCACCATGCTCGGCCACCACGACCCGAGAATCCTCTCCGTCGTTCGTGATGGGCTCGAGCAGCAGATCGCCGCCGCGAAAGCCCAGATGCAGCAGTCCCTCCAGGCAGACGACCCTTTGGCGCCTCTCCAGGAAGCTGCCGAGTAAGAGTAAAGTGAGCCACCTCCCCGATACCGAGTGGCTCTGCCAGCAGATCGGCAAGCTCACCACCCGGGTCGAGATCCTTCAGCCCAGCGAGTGGACGGAGGCGAAGCGATACCTCCCTGCGTCCATCTCGGCTATGCCGGGCTACTACCGCTTCGACGCGACGCCCTACTGGCGTGAGGTGATCGACTGCCTCGGGCCCGAGAGCCCCGTCCGTCACGTCACGATCAAGAAGGGCGTGCAGGTGGGCGCCACTACCCTGCTCGAGAACGTGGTCGGCTTCTTCATCGACCACGTCAAGACCGCGGCGATGATGATCGTTACCGCCGACGCCGAGTTGGCGAAGAACCGCATCGACAGCTTCATTCTCCCGATGTTGGAGTTCAGCGGGCTGAATCACCTCATCCGCTCTGCGGACGAGCACAACCCGCGCAAGACGGGCAGGACCTACCAGAAGATCGAGTTCGAGGGTGGAGGCTTCCTGCTACCGATCGGCGCGCAGAACGCGGACAAGCTCCGGTCGATCCCGGTCCAGATCCTTCTGCGGGACGAGATCGACGCTTGGCCCGATAGCGTGGGCAAGGACGGGGACCCCGTCGTCCTCTCTGCCGATCGCACGGCAGCGTACGAAGCTTCCCGGAAGATCCTGGATATCTCGACGCCGCTCATCAAAGGGGCGAGCAAGATCGACCGGCTCTTCGAGGCGGGCGACCGTCGCAGGTATTTCGTCCACTGCCTGGGTTGTGGTCACGCTCAGACGCTCCGCTTCCGGAGGACGAACAAGGAGACCGGGGAGGTCACGGGCCTGCACTGGCAGACGGCAGAAGGCCGCCTCGTCCCGGGCTCGACCCGCTACCGCTGCGAAGAGTGCGGCCACGACCACACCGACGAAGACAAGCCCGCGCTCTTCGCCAAGGGGGAGTGGAGGCCCACGGCAACCCCCGAGACGCCGCATCATCGGAGCTACCACCTCTCCGCGCTCTACAGCCCGCTCGGGATGCAGAGCTGGGACTCCTGCGCTCTCAAGTGGCTGGAGGCCTGGGACGAAGAACACGCGCGGAGCAAGAGCAACGCGACGCTGCAGGTCTTCTACAACAACGTTCTCGGGGAAAGCTTCGAGGTCCAGGGCACGAAGCTCAGCTTCGAGATCGTCTCTTCGCATCGTCGCCACGCCTACCAGTACGGGCAAGTCCCGAATCACTGGTGCGAGCAGTGGTGTGGCTCGCGCGTCCTCATCCTCACGTGCGGCGTGGACGTCCACATCGACAACCTGGCCGTGTCGGTCTTCGGCTGGTGTAGAGGCCGCCGCGCCCTCCTCCTCAATTACTGGCGCTTCCGGGGTAACACCGAGAACCTCGACGACCCCAATACCTGGGGGCGCCTCCGAGAAGTCATCGAGGGGGCCGAGTACGTCGCCGACGATGGCCGCCGCTACCGCATCGCTCTGACGCTGGTCGACTCCGGCTACCTGACGGACACGGTCTACCGCTTCTGCGAACGCTACGAGGCGGGGGTCTTCCCGATCAAGGGTCGTGACTCGGCCCCCAAGGGATCACCCAGCAAGGAGTTCTGGAGGACGGTCACGCCGAGCGGGATGTCCTCTTGGTGCGCCTCGGTCGACTTGTACAAGGACCGTTGGTCTGCAGCCCTTCGCCGCTCTTGGGATGGTGTGAGCATGCAGCCGGAAGGGCTCTTCAACGCGCCCCTCGATGCCGAAGACAATCAGCTGAAGGAACTGACGGTCGAGACCCGCCGAGAGAAGATCGACAAGGCGAGCGGCAAGCGGCTCGGCTTCGAGTGGCACCGCCCCTCCGGCGCTGCCAACGAACTTTGGGATACGCTCATCTACGCCAACGTCGCGCTCGACATCCTCGCCTGGGACGTGTGCATCACTCAGCAGCTGATGCAGCAGGTCGACTGGCACTACTTCTGGGATGAGCTAGCGGCGTGACGAACTGTTGCGACGACACGACCTGGATCCAGGACCGAATCACGGAGACGCGGGCGCTCATCGTCGCGTACGAGGCCGCGATCCTGGCCATCTCCACGGGGTCTCAGTCGTACAGCCTCGACACCGGGCAGACCCGGCAAGTCGTCACCAAGGCACAGCTCGGCAGCCTCCAGCTGACCCTTTCCCGGCTGGAGGCTCGGCTCTCTACCTACGAGCAGCGACTTGGCTGCGGCCGCCTCTACGTTCGTCCCTCATGGTGAGTCTTCACCAGCACCCCCTCGTTCACCGTCTCTTCGATCGCCTCCATCCGTCACCACCGGCTCCCACGGTCATCGAGCCCGCGCCCGCGTCCCTTCCCATCACGCCCGTAGAGGCGATGGGGCCAGCTCCCGTGCGCTACGGCTTCCACGACGGGGAGAAGTTCCCAGGCGGGTTCGGTTGGACGGAGCTGCTCACCGCCGACTACTGGACGCTGCGAGCCCGCAGCTCCCAGGTCTTCAGGACCAACATCTACGCCCGGGGAATCATCCGGCGCTTGGTGACGAACATCGTGGCGGGTGGCCTCCACCTCGAGGCCGTGCCCGATGAGTCGATCCTCGGTGTCGAGGCAGACACGCTCGCCGACTGGGCAGAAGCCGTGGAGAACCGCTTTCAGCTGTGGGAGCGCAGCCCGAGTCTCTGTGACTACCGGGCACAACGCTCCTTCGGCCAGCTGCAGGCGGCTGCCAAGCAAGCCGCGCTCATCTCCGGCGATGTCCTGGTGGTCCTCCAGCAGGAGCCGACTACGGGATTGCCCCGGGTGCGGCTCGTAGACGGCGCGAAGGTACAAACCCCGTTCGGCACGACGCCGAAGCTCCCGGAAGGGCACTGCATCAAGCACGGCGTCGAGCTCGACGCGGACGGCCGTCACGTCGCGTACTGGGTCGTACGCGACAAGCAGGACCGTCTCCAGCTCGAGTCGGAGCGCTTGCCTGCTTGGGGGTCGAGCGGGCGACGCAACGCCTGGCTCGTCTACGGCTCGGACAAGCTGCTCGACGATGTGAGAGGGGAGCCCATCCTCAGCATCCTGCTCTACTCGCTCCGAGAGATCGACAGGTACCGGGACGCCGTCCAGCGCAAGGCCGCGATCAACGCGATCCTGGCCATGTTCATTCAGAAGAACCAAGAGGTCATGGGCTCTCGCCCGCTGACCGGGGGTGCCGTCGTCCGCGGCGCCGCCGCGGGGCCATCGAGCGCAGCGGGCGGGACGCCACGTAGCTACCGCTTCTCGGAGATGATTCCCGGTGCGGTTCTCGACGAACTCGCTCCCGGGGAAGAGCCCAAGGGCTTCCTCCCCCAGGGAACCGACGAGAAGTTCGCCGACTTCGAGGCGGCCATCCTCTACGCCATGGCGTGGGCGCTCGAGGTCCCTCCCGAGATCCTGACGCTCAGCTTCCGGAACAACTACAGCGCGAGCCAGGCCGCGCTGAACGAGTTCAAGATCTTCTTGAACAACAGCCGAGCCGCGTGGGGCTGCGAGTTCTGCCAGCCCATCTACGTCGAGTGGCTCTTGAGCGAGACGCTCACCGGGCGCATCCAGGCGGATCGTCTTCTCGAGTGCTGGCGCGACCCCTTTCAATACGACCGCTTCGCCGCTTGGGTCTCCGCTGATTGGACCGGCGCGATCAAGCCCAGCGTCGACCCTGTGAAGACCGCGACCGGCTACCAGATGATGGTGGCCGAGGGCTTCATCTCCCGCGACCGCGCCACGAGGGAAGCCACCGGCACCAAGTTCAGCAAGAACGTGGCGAAGCTGAAGCGAGAGAACGAGCTTCTCGCAGAAGCTCGCAAGGCCCTCGGAACGGCAGAGCCGCAAGCGCAGCCTCCCGAGCCAACGGACGACGATGAGCGGGAAGACGATGACGATGAGCCCCGCTCGCTCAGCCTCGTGAGGTAACTCCACATGCACTGGCTTCTCGAGCCCACAGCCCTCGAACTGATGCTCCGGGCACGGCGGGAGTGCGTGGACGTTGCTGCCGCCCTCTCCTGGGAAGAGCAGCAGTCCACGGCATCCAGCGACCGCCCTCGCAACCTGACCGTGGCGGGCAGCACGGCACAGATCGCGATTGAGGGAGTCCTCACGAAGAAGCCGGACTTCTTCGCGCTCTTCTTCGGTGGGGGCAACACCACGTACTCGACGATCCGGCAGGCGCTCGCCACGGCGGAGATGGATCCCACCATCAAGGACGTGGTCCTGCACATCGACTCCCCCGGCGGCTCCGTCGATGGGCTGTTCGAGACGCTGGACGCCATTCACACCTTCCGAGAGGCCTCGAGCAAGAAGCTCCGGGTTCGCGCGGAGAACGCTCAGTCGGCAGCCTACGGCATCGCTGCAGCGGCGGGCTCCATCGAGGCCGTGACCCGTGGGGCCACCTTCGGCTCCATCGGCACGGCCGTCAGCTACCTCGTCCGAGACGACGTCGTCACGCTGACCAATAGCGAGTCGCCGAACAAGCGCCCCGACGTCCGCACCGACGAAGGCAAGGCCGTCGTCGTTCAGTACCTCGATCAAGTCAACGCCGAGTTCGTCGCGGCGATAGCGAGGGGCCGGGGGGTCAGCTCGAACGACGTGATCGAGGGCTACGGCCGTGGAGCGTCCTTCACGGCCACCGAGGCCAAGCGCCTGGGCCTCATCGATCGGATCGCATCTACAGCACCGCGCGCGGTGCCCAACAACAAAGGAAAAGCGATGAGTGAAGAACTCGACCGCGCCGTCGAGGCAGCCGTACAGCGCGGGATCCAACAAGAGCGAGACCGAGTCTTCGCTCACCTCACCATGGGCGAGTCCTGTGGAGACATGAGCATCGCCCTCGAGGCCATCCGCTCGGGCGCTGGCATGGGCCTCGAGCTCAACGCTCGGTATCTCTCCGCCGGTATGAACCGAGCCGATCGGCAGCGGCGGCAGCAGGAGACCAGCGCAACGGAAGCCGCCCTCTCGGGAGTCGAGACGGGCGCCACACCGGGCGCCGTCGACCTGGGTGATCAGGTCGTGGCCGTCCTCACCGGGGACAAGAGCTTCGTCCGCGCGGCGAAGAAGGGAGCCGCCTAATCATGGCGAACATCACGATCACGAACGTCGACACGGGCTCCGTCGTGCTCGAGCTGTGGGGAGTCCTGAGCGGCAAGGTCCTCCGCAATGCCGAAGGCACCGAGCAGACCTTTGCCGCGGGCACGCTGCTCGCCCTGCATGCCACGGACGGCAAGCTCTACCCCTACGACCCCGCCGAGACGAGCGAGTCCCTCGAGATCCCGAAGTACGTGCTCACGTACGCGGTGACGCTCGCTGCCACCTCGGAGACTGCCGTGCAGGTCCTCAGCGCCGGCAAGGTCAACCAGCGTCGCCTCGTCATCCACGACGGCACGACCCTCACCGCAGCGCACCTCGATGCGCTGCTCAACCGCCCCATCATCCCCGTCGACGTCGAGCAATTGGCGTTGATCGACAACCAGAGCTGAGCCATGAGCGACAGATCTACAGTTCACCTGCTCGACGCCTATTTCGAAGAGGCGGAAGCTCCGCTGTTCCTCACCGGGTTCAGCCAGTCGCCCGCGACCAACTTTCACACGACGGAAGAAGTCGAGTACGACGTCCAGAGATCGCGAGAGGACGTCGCCGTCCCCATCCCCGATCTCAGCCTCCCGCCACGTGAGAACGAGGCCAACGTCTACACGAGCAAGCGGGTCAAGCCCCCGATCTATGACGAGTCGTTCACGCTGAACGCCTTCAACATGATCGGCAGGGCGCCGGGGCAGAACCCCTTCACGAACCCCGACTATCTCGCCAATGCCACGAGGGAGACCTTCGTGGGCATGAGGAAGCTCGAGAACAAGATCCGCCGCGGCATCGAGTTGCAGTGGTCTCAGGTGCTCTCGACGGGCACCATCAGCCTGGTCGACAAGAGCGGGGCGACGATCTTCGCGCTCGACTACGAGCCGAAGGCTACGCACTTCGTGGGGGCGTCGGCCGTCTGGGCCACGAACGGCAGCACGGGCGATCCCTTGGCGGATCTCGCTAGTCTCGCGACGGTCCTCCGTCGAGACGGCAAGCGGCAGCCGAGACGGATCGTCTTCGGGGATAGCGCGTGGCAGCGGTTCTTGGCCAACGCCAAGGTGCAGGCGGCACTCGACTCCCGTCGCGGTGTTCTCGGTGCTCTGGCACCGGAGACACGAGGGCAGGGGGCCACCTTCCAGGGGAACGTCTGGGTGGGCGGACACTACAGCTTCGAGCTGTGGACGTACGACGCGGGATTCAACCATCCGCAGACGGGCACGTTCACGCCCTACGTGGCGAGCAACCACGTGCTGATGATGAGCGAGGGTGCTCGCCTGGACACGACCTTCGGGGCGATCCCGACGATCGTGCCCCCGGATCAGCGGGTCATGTCGTTCCTGCCTCCGCGGTTCGCCTCGGAGACGGGCGTCGACATGACGGTCATGGCGTGGTGCTCGCCCGACGGCAAGCGGGTGCAGGTCAGCGCGGGAACGAGGGCGCTCGCCATTCCGACGGCCATCGACACCTTCGGCCGCATCCGCGTCGACTCCACCTCTCCGTGAACCCATGGGGCTACGTGAGCAAGCGGCCCTCGACGCTCGAGCCATCCTCGAGGACTCGGCTACGGGCTTCGGGTGGCCGCTCACTCTCACGAGCCCGCTCGGTATCAGCACGCAGCTGATTGGCTACGCGACGGACGTTTCGCAGACCATCGACCCCGAAACCGGCCAAGCCGTGTCGGGTCGGCGGGCGTCCGTCGCGGTCTCTCTCCGAGCCCTCTCCGAGATGCCACGTGGAGAGGCCGACCACCTGCGAAAGCCCTGGACCGTGAGCTTTGTCGACAGCGAGGGCGTGACCAGCAAGTGGAAGGTGGTCGAGGTCCTGCCCGACCGCGCTGTCAGCGTCGTGGTCCTCCTGCTCGAGAGCTACCACGACGGTAGCTAGCCCAAGTCTTGCCCGCACTCATCACGGAGCGCATCGACCAGAGAGACAGCTTCGAGATCGTACGCGACCAGATCGCGAGCGTGCTGAAGCTGGAGCTGGAGAATCAAGCGCTCCTCCAGGAGGGCCAGTGGCAGCCCCGGGTCTTCGTCGAGCGAAGCAATCCCTGGGGCGACTACCTCGAGACGACCGAGCGCTTCCTTCCGCCCATCGTCAACGTCTGGTTCGAGTCGGCGACCTACGAAGGAGCCGCGTCCAACATCGTCGAGCGCCAGCGCAGTGAAGGCAGCTTCAACGTCGATTGCTACGGCTTCGGCGTCTCCGTCGATGACGGCAACACCGTGGGCGGCCACTTGCCGGGCGACGTGGCCGCCGTGCTCGAGGCCCAGAAGACGGCCCGATTTTGCCGCAAGATCCTCATGGCGGGGGCGTACACGTACCTCGGCCTGAGAGGTCTCGTCGGCAAGCGCTGGCCTCAGAGTCTCACGGCGTTTCAGCCGCAGATCGACAATCGCCAAGCCCAGAGGGTGGCCGCCGTGCGGCTCGCCCTGAGCGTGCATTTCAACGAGTTCTCTCCGCAGGTCCGGGGTGACGTCGTCGAGTTGATCGGCGTCGAAGTCTACCGGGCGGAGACCGGCGAGCTTTTGGTGCGAGCCGACTACCCCAAGGAGTAAGCAATGGCCATCGAGGCATCTGCCGTCGCCCGTGTGCTCGGGATCGACGTGCACTACAGTGATCTGAGGGGCGGAGCCGTTCAGTTCCTCCCCCAGCACATCGCGATCGTCGCGCAAGGGGCGAGCGCCTCTGCCCCGTACCCGATGACTCCGTATCGGATCACGTCGGCAGCACAGGCAGCGGCAAGGTACGGCTTCGGCAGCCCCATCCACCTGGCAGCTCTGCAGCTCTTCCCGATCACGGGCGGAGGGGTGGGCAGCATCCCCGTCACCGTCTACCCGCTCGAGGACGACTACCCGGCGGGCCTCCCCGCAGTGGGGTCGATCACTCCGTCGGGCGCCGCCACGGTCACTGCTACCTACCGCGCTCGCATCGCTGGGATCTGGTCGGCTCCCTTCACCGCGGTGGCCGGCGATAACGTCGCGACGATCTGCGACAAGTTGGTCGCGGCCATCAATGCCGTGCTCGAGATGCCGGTCATCGCCGCGGACGGCGCGACCGATGTGGACCTCACGGCGAAATGGGACGGCGCCTCGGCCAACGGCATGGCCGTCGAGGTCCTCTTGGACAATGGCGAGCCCACCGACGACGTGACCTTCACGGTGAGCGCCATGGCCTCCGGCGCGGCAGATCCAGATCTCTCATCGGCGCTCGACCAGCTCGGCAACACCTGGATCACCCTGGTCATCAATGGCCTCGGGCCCAGCAACACGACGGCTCTCGGTGACCTGAGCAGCGTGGGAGAGGGCCGCTGGGGACAGCTCGTCCGCAAGCCCTTCGTCGCCTTCACCGGGAACAACGAAGAGGTCGTAGGCACCGCCACGACCGTGACCAACGCGCGCACGACCGACCGCGTGAACTGCCAGGTTGTGGCTCCCGGATCGCCGAACCTCCCAGTCCAGATCGCGGCTGCCCACGTGAGGGAGATCGCCAAGGTTGCCAACGACAACCCCCCTACCGACTACGGCTCTCGCGTCCTCCGCTTCCTGACGCCGGGCGCCGACGGCAGTCAATGGGACTACGCCGAACGCGATCAAGCCGTGAAGGCAGGGTCGAGCACGATCGAGGTGCGCAGCGGCCTGCCGTACATCAGCGACGTCGTCACCATGTACCACCCCGTGGGCGAGGTCCCTCCCGCCTATCGGCACGTCGTCGACATCATCAAGATCGCGAACATCATCTACAACGTCGAGCTCGAGTTCGCTCAGGCCTCTTGGGACGGCGCGCCACTGATCCCCGACGATCAACCGACCGTCAACCCCAACGCCAGAAAGCCGAGCACGGCAAAGGCTGCGATCAATCGCATCATCGACAGCCTCGCCCTGAACGCCGTCATCAGCAACCCCGCCGCGGCGAAGGAGTCGACGGTCGCGACCATCGACGCTCAGAACCCCAAGCGGCTCAACGTCTCGACGACGGTGCAGCTCAGCGGCAACACCAACGTCATCAGTATCGACCTGAACTTCGGCTTCTTCTTCGGCAGCTCGCAGCTCGCCGCCTGATCTCTGAAAGGAGCATAGAGAGATATGCCTGCCATCGGCGGTAGCATTCAGTCCGTCTCCATCCGTGGGAGACTCTTCGCGGTCGCCTCCGACGCGGAAGCCAACAAGAAGCTCGGGGGCTTCGAGAACGAGGTGCAAGCGAACGGCAACGGCACCGCTCGCCTCGTCAAGACTCGCGTCCCGTGGAGCATCGACGGCCTCCAGATCGAGATCGATGACACCCGCGCCGACCACGAGTTCCTGAAGGAGATTGCCGACTCGCTCGAGTTCGTGGCCATCACCATGGAGCTTGTGAGCGGGGCCATCTACCAGGGGGAGGGGCAGATCATCGAAGAGGTGACCAGCAGTAGCCAGAACGCTACAGCCACGATCACCTTGATGGGCCCGGGCACGCTGACCCAGCAATGACGACGCTCGTCGCCCTGGCTACGACGCCCGATCGGATCGAGCTTCTGAGCGAGTCGCTGCCGAGCCTGCGCTCCCAGTGTGACCGCCTCCACGTCTACCTCAACGGTCACACCGAGGTCCCGCCGGTCGTTCGCGACCTTGCGGACGAGCACATCGTGTCTGCCAGCAACGAAGGGGCAGACAAGAAGTTGCACTGGGCTCACCAGCACGAAGGCGTCTACCTCTCCTGTGACGACGACTTCATCTACCCGCCCGACTACGTGGCGAGAATGGCGGGGGCCGTCCAGCACTGGGGAGGCCGGGCATTGGTCACGGCGCACGCTCGGACCTTCCCACCGAAGCCCAAAGACCTGGCCGACCAGATCTTCAAGGGCTCGCTCGCTACCCTCGTAACCAAGGGGCGATGGGTCAACCACGCGGGGACGGGGGTGCTCGCGTGGGATGCAGCTCAGATCAAGGTCCCGCTCTCGTTCCCCGTCCAGAACCGCAGTGACGTGCAGCTCAGCGCTTGGGCCAACGCGAACGGGGTACCTATCTGGGTAGTGCCCCACAGCCCCACCTGGCTGAAGCCCATCCAACACCAGGGGAGCACGGTGGGCGGGGCCTCGAGGGCCGAGAGGCACGCCACGAACAACGCTCTGCTCCGGGCTCACCCGGAGTGGAAGCTCCACCAGATTCAAACGCCATGAAGTACAAGGTTGCAGAGGAAGTCGCCCTCCAGGAGTTCGGGCGCATGTGCGAGGCCCATCGGGTCGATATCGATGAGTCGGAGCTGTCCGAGGAAGAGCGGTCGGACTTCTATGACAAGCGCGCCAAGATCGTGAAGGCCATCCGCCTGGGCTCGCTCGTGGTGGCCGAGAACGGCCTGCCCACGTATACGCCCCGCGACGGTGGTGACCCCTTGACCTTCCACCCGGCGACGGGCGCGACCGTGATGGCCTTGGAGAGCCACGGTAAGGGCAAAGACATCGCCAATCTGATGGCCGCGCTGACCGACATGACCCGGTCGGCGAAGGGCACCTTCAGCAAGCTGAGCGCCCGGGACTTCACATTTTGCTCTCATCTGGCAGCCCTTTTTTTTACCAGCGAGTGATCGACCGAATCGTTCGCAACGGCGGGGACGTGCAGCTCTCGAGCGGCGCCGCCACCTATCGAGAGATGCTCCTGCAAGTCACCCGAGACTACGCCGGCCTCCCTGATGTCCGGACCCTCACCATCGGGCAGATCGTCTTCTTCTTCGAAGGACTCCGACCGGAGCTGAAGAAATACACGGGCAAGCAGAGCACGCCGAAGATCCCGTCGAAGAGACCCCCCACACGCAGGTAACCCCCGCTGGCCAAGAAGTTCTCGATCGAAGCCATCTTCAGCGCGATCGATAAGCTCAGCGCGCCCATGGGTAAGATCCGAACGAAGCTCGGGGCGTTCGGCAAGTCGGCGGGGAAGGCGCTCGGAGGGGCAAACAAGGCCGTCGACAGCATCACGGGCCGCTTCCAGAAGCTAGGGGACTCAATTGGCATCGGCGCTGCGGTCTCCGTGGCGGGCCTCGGCTACGCGATCCAAGACGTCATGGGCTTGGGTGCCCAGTTCGAGCGGACGCTGGTGACGGCAGGCACGGCCTATGAGACGCCGGTCAAGAGAGGTACCGCAGCCTTCAAGGAGCTGACGGAGGCAGCGCGAGCAGCGGGGAGGACGACGGAGTTTAGTGCCACGGCCTCGACCCAGGCCCTCTTGTCGTTTGCCACGGCGGGCTTCACCGCAAGGCAATCCATCGCGGCCCTGCCTGCCGTGATGAACTTCGCAACGGCTGCGGGCCTCGAACTCTCTCAGGCGACGGACATCGCAAGCGACACCCTGGGCCAGTTCAATCTGCGCTCCACCGACGCCGCCAAGAACGCCGCCAACATGGGCCGCATCATGGACGTCATGGCCCGTGCCGCAGCGGACAGCACGACCAACGTGGCCGAGTTGTTCGACGGCATGAAGGTGGGCGCTGCCGTGGCAAGCAGCGCGGGAGCCTCCGTAGAGGAGTTCACCGCCCTGCTCGGGGTCCTGGCCAATGCGGGCGTCAAAGGCTCGGAGGCTGGCACGGCCATCCGTAACTCGTTCGCCGCTTTGAACGCGCCGAGCACGGCAGCGAAGAAGACGCTCGAGGGGCTGGGGGTGCAGATCGCGCGCAGCTCGGATGGCTCCCTCGACATGACGGCCACCATCGGTCGGCTGACGAAGGCCACCGGCAAGCTCACCAAGTCGCAGAAGGCACAAGCCCTGACGACCATCTTCGGGCGCGACACCGTTGGTCCCTTCCTCACGCTCATGAACGCTGGGGAAGAAGCGATCGCCAAGTTTACGGCGGGGCTCGAGGGAGCCGGGGGCACGACCAAGGCCATGGCGGAGAGCATCCGCTCCGACACCTTGGGTCAGATGCAGCGGTTCTCGAACATCATCGAGGATCTGAAGCTCGGTGTATTCGCAGCCATCAGCGAAGACGTCCTGAAGGTCGCTGACGGCGTTGGCAAGTGGGTGAGCGCGAACCAAGACCTCATCAAGACGAAGCTCGGAGAGTTCCTCACCCTCGTGAAGGACGCGCTGCCCAAGATCGTCGAGTGGCTACCCACCGTTGCCAAGGGCATGGCCGCCTTCGTCGCGCTGGCCGTGGGCGTGAAGATCCTCAATACCGCGGTACTGGCCTATGAGTCTGCTGCGAAGCTGGCGACGGGCGTTACTTGGGCCTGGGGCGTTGCGCTGAAGGCCAGCAAGGCCGCCGTCAAGGCCACCTGGATTCAGACGGTAGGCTTGAAGATCGCTCTCTTGGCATCGCGTGCAGCCACCGTCGCAACGACGGCGGCGACGTGGCTCTACAACGCTGCTCTCAAGGCCGGGCAGCTGGGGATGACCCGCTTCACCGTTGCGCAGGTTGCGGGGAAGGTGGCCCAGTTGGCCTCACAGGCAGCCACGGTGCTGGCTACGGCGGCACAGACGGCGTACGCGGCAGTGGTCTCGACGACCTCCTTGGCAATGAACCGGTTTACGGTGGCTGAGGTGGCGTCGAAGCTGGCCCAGCTGGCGTCCCGTGCAGCCACCTTGCTGGCGACCGCAGCACAGACGGCGTACGCGGCCGTCGTCGCGGTGACGTCCGGTGCCCTGGGGGCGTTCAGCGCCGCGACACTGGCGAGCGTTACCGCCATTGGTGCTCAGGCTGCGGCCTTGGCTCCGTTGTTGATTACGATCGGCGCAGCAACCGCAGCCGTGATGGCTCTGGTCGCGGCCTGGAATCAATACAACGCGCTCGACAAGCAGCTCGAGGGCTCGGGGGGCATCTCCGGAACCGTGAGCAAGATGATCGAGATGGGCACTTTCGACCCCTTCAAGGCCCATGACGCCGTGCTGAACGAGAAGGCGCGGCAGAAGCAAACGGAGCCCCAGGTCATCTCCCCCCAGGCCAGGGCAGCGGCAGAGACGGCGGAAGCCAACGCTCAGGCGAGCGTCGACGGCCAGATCACGGTGGAGGCAGCGCCCGGCACCAAGGCCACGGTGCGCGCCAAGCCTCGATCAGTTCCCCTCACTCTGCAACCCTCGGGAGCCTTCTAGGGTGTCCTGGCTCGATCGCCTGAAGGAGGCCGCTTACACCGGGCCGAGCGGGACTCGCATGGTCTTTCTTTACGGGGACGTCTCCGTGGAGTTCGACAAGCGGACGGCAGCCTTCCAGTTTGCAGGAGTCGACGGCAGCTACGTCCAAGACAACGGCCTCTCCGAGCGTCGCTACCCCCTGACGTGCCTCTTCGCTGGGCCCGACCACGACCGGGAAGCCAGCGCGTTCGAGGGGCTCTTGGCCGAGCGGGGGAAGGGGCGCCTCGAGCACCCGCTCTACGGGACCGTAGACGTCGTGCCCTTCGGGACCATTACGCGGCGCGATGACCTCGTCTCGGGGGGCAACCAGACGATCCTGGACGTGGTCTTCTGGAGCACCATCGGCGCCGTCTACCCCAGCTCCCAGTTCTCACCGCGCCAGGAGGTGAGCCTCTCCCTGGACCGCTCGAAGGCGTCTCTGGCGAAGGGCTTCTCGAAGGCCATGAACCTGGCCACGGAAGCGCGCAGAGCGTCGAGCAAGCTCTCGATCCGAGAGGGCCTCCGGAACGTGCAAGGCGCCATGGGCAAGATCGCCGCCGCGACCGATAGCGTGAACCTGGCCTTTCGGGACCTGCAGTCCCAAGTCAACTTCGGCCTCGACGTCCTCATCGGCCAGCCGCTGCTCTTGGCGCAGCAAATCCTGAACCTGACGACGCTGCCCGCTCGCGCGCTCGCCGGCATCCGCTCTCGTCTCGATGGCTACGCGGACCTCCTCCAGCGAATGATCGCGTCGAGTCAGAGTAACCCCACCCTCGACGCCTCCATTATCCCGGGGATTGTCGTCCGCGCCAGCAACGACTTTCACACGGCCGCTCTCTACGCGGGAGGCGCCGCCCTCGGCTCCGTCAGCTCGGTCCTCGAGAACGCCTTCACCTCCAAGCCGGAAGCCCTCTTGGCCGCTGAGGCCATCCTCGAGCAAGCCGAAGCCCTGACTCCGTGGAGCGAGGAACGGTTCGGAGCGCTCGAGCAGGTCGACACGGGGGAGGGGTACCAGGCGCTCCAGGAGACCGTGGCTCTCGCCGTGGGCTTCCTGGTCGAGATCTCCTTCACGTTGGTCCCGGAGAAAGCCATCGTGCTCGACCGCCCGAGGAACCTCCTCGAGCTGTCCGCTGAGATCTACGGCTCCATCGATGACCCCCTCGACTTCCTGATCTCGACGAACCGCCTCACGGGTTCGGAGATCCTCGAGCTGCCTCGGGGGCGGAGGGTCGTCTACTATGCCTGAGGCGCTCTCCGTCACGACGCTAGAGACCGGGCAGACCTTCGGCCAGTGGTCGGAGTTCGAGCTGCAGTTCGGGCTCGATACCTACTCGGCCGCTTCGTTGAATGGCCCCTTCGATCACGAGCGCAAGGAGGTGCGCGCCGCCTTCCAGCCAATGGCTTTTCCCAAGGTCGAGATCAAGGTTGGCGAAGAGCTGGTCCTGACCGGCAAGGTCAAGGAGGTGGCCCCCAGCGTCGACCCCGGTCAGTCATCGATCGGCGTGTCGGTGTATTCCCTGGCTCACGAACTCACCGAGATCTGCGCGCCCCCCGACATGCTCCCCCTCGAGTACAACGGCCTGGATCTGAAGCAGATCGCTCAGACGCTGGCCGGTCGAGCCACGGGCATCGCCGTGGAGTTCGATGGTCCTCCGGGCGCGCGCTTCAGCCGGGCGCGTTGCGAACCCGAAGGGACGCTCCACGACTTCCTCGTGGAGCTGGGCCAGCAACGGGGCTACGTCCTGACGGACACGCCAGCGGGAGACCTCCTCTTCAGGGGCACGCCCACGATCGGCGCGCCCGTAGCGAGGCTCGAGGGGCAGCCGGCGACTCGGGTCACGGCGCAGTTCCAGCCGGCATCGTGGTTCTCCTCCGTCACAGGCCGCGCCTCCACTCGATCGGGTAAGGCGGGCTCGAGCTACACCGAGCACAACCCGCTCTTCAGGAGCATCTACCCGCGCACCACCACGATCAGCCTCGACGACACGGAGAGCGCGGACGTGCCGAAGGCCACGAAGGCGGCCGTGGGTCGCATGCTGGCCCAGGTCATCAGCTACACGGTGGATGACGTTCCCACGTGGCGTGACGGGCAAGGCAACCTCTGGAGGACCAACACCACGGTCACGCTCTTGGCGCCCGAAGCCATGGTGTACCGAGAGACCGAGTTGCTCATCCGCAGCGTGACGCTCCGTCAGACGCCAGATGGAGAGACTGCATCGCTGCAGTTGATTCTCCCCGGCGCGTTTGGAGGCTCACTCCCAAGTGAGCTGCCATGGGATCCCTAAACTCCAAACCCTAGACTTCACGTGAAACACAGTAGCAGCGGATTTCTCGGCAACGTGATCGAGTTCAAGCGCTCTGTCGTCGATGGTGCACAAGCGCCAGAGGCGAAGGTCGATCGCGGTGGTGGTGACGCGGTGACTGCCTATCACTTCGCGCCGCCTGGAGATGACTCGCAGCCGCTGCCTGGAGACGTGGCGTTTCTCAGCTCCTCCGAGGGAGCGGGCAATGCTCAGCTGCTCGGCTACCAGGATCCGCAGACGGAGCCCCGAGCCGCTGCGGGAGAGAAGCGGATCTACGCGCGTAGTGGGCCAGGGGTCACCGCCTGTGAGATCTGGCTGAGGGCCGATGGCACCATCGAGGTGGAGAACGACGCTGGCTCTGTGGAGATCACGCCGGAGGGGAGCCTCATCCTCTCCAACCAGCTGGGGTCCATCGAGCTCGACGCGCTGGGTGAGGTGACGTTCACCACTCCGCTCGGGACGTACGGTGCAGCCACCCACTTGCACGCTTCGCCGTGGGGCCCGACGGGCGCCCCCATACCGAATACCTAGCCAGTGCCGCTGAACCCGGCCTCCCTCCAGAGCAACCTTCAAGCCCTCTTCGCAGATCCTCCAGCAACGACCGCCGAGTGTGCTCAGGCGTGGTCAAATGCCATCGGTAGCTACGCCTCGAGCATCGTGCCCCCGTCCACCACGGTGACGGCAGCCGCCTCCGCTCTCACGCCTTCTCTTCAAGCAGCGTTCGAGTCCCCGGTCGGTGCCGCCACCTCCTTCGACGCTGCGCTGGCCACCTTTGCCGCGACCGTCGGAGCAGGAATGGCTCCCACGTTCACGGGCACGCCTCCTCCAGCACCGCTGAACGTGGCCTCCCTCCTGAGCGCCACGAGAGACACCCACGCTCAGGCGGCCGCCGACTTCGCCACGCTGATTCACGGTTGGATGGTGACCGGCATCGCGACGCTCACCTCTCCGCCGAATACGCCGCAACCCTGGGCATGACCCGTGACTGACGTCCTCCTTCGTCAAACCGACGATGGAGGCGATCTGGTCTGTGAGAACGGTCTCGTGCTCCTCACTGAAGGGCTCGAGACCGCGGTGTACTTGAGCCTTTTTGGTGGCAACGAAGATGACCCAGGCCAGGGCGACCTCACTCACCAGTTTTGGGGAAACCTGCTGGAGACCGATCCAGCGCGCGCCTACCGCAGCGAGACCCAGTACCTCCTGAAGAGCCTGCCCTTGATCCCGGCGAACCTCCGCCGAGTCGAGCAGGCAGCGCAGCGGGATCTCCAGTGGCTGCTCGACACGGGCAACGCCACGAGCATCGAGGTCACGGCTTCGATCCCCGCGCTGAACCGCATGCAGATCGACGTGGCCATCGAGACCGCGTCCGGCACGACGCGCCTCACCTTCGGCTAACCCATGGCACTCGTTACACCGACCACTGCTCAGGTTGCAGCGAACCTCATCGCGCAACTCGAGGCGGCACTCAGTCAGACGATCCCGCTCCTGCCGAAGGCATTCACCAGGGTCCTGGCCAAGACCCTGAGCGGTGTCTTCATCGTTCTCTACAAGTACGCGGGCTTTAGCCTCCTACAGCAATTCGTCTCGACGGCGAGCTTCGAAGAGACGGAAGTCAACGGAACCCTCATTCGACCCCTCGTGGAGTGGGGCCGTCTGGTGGACGTCGCGGATCCTCTACCCGCAACCCAGGCAGAGCTAACCGTCAACGTCACGGTCCTCAACCAGACTGGCTCGCTGCCTGGAGGCTCTCAGCTGCTCTACGCTCCGAGCGGCGTCGTCTACCAGACGACGGCGGCCGTCAGCCTAAACGCGGCCACGGTATCGGCAACGGTCCGCGCTGCCTCCGACCAGAGCGGAGGGGATGGCTCAGGTACCCAAGGGAACCTAGAGCCCGGCACGCTCCTCCAGTTCGCGAGCCCGCTGCCACAAGTCGCGACCAACGCCACCGTCACGGCCATCACCGTCTCGGGCGCGGAAGCAGAGACGGAGGACAGCTACCGAGCGCGTGTGCTGCGGCGGTATCAGCGGCGACCCCAGGGGGGCGCGTACGCGGACTATCAAGCGTGGGGCTCGGAAGTCTCCGGGGTCCGCAACGTCTACCCCTACACGGGGGACCCCGGAGAGGTCGATGTTTACGTCGAGACCTTCGGCGCACCTGACGGCATCCCCAATCCTGCGGAACTCGAAGCGGTGCTCGAGTCCATAGAATTTGATCCTGAAGAGTCACCGTCTCCCACGGGACTAGCGAATCGACGCCCCGCGAACGCCGCCGTCAACGTGCTGCCCATCACGCGGACCGAGTTTGATGTGACCATCACCGGACTCTCTAGCCTCACCGTTGTCGACGCGCTCGAGCAAGGACTCGATGAGTTCTTGAGATCTCGAGAACCGTTCATCGTCGGACTCTCTAGTCTCCCCCGGCTCGACCGCATCACTCAGGGCGCGGTTGCCGGCGTGGTCCAAGAGATCGCCGAAGCCAACGGCGCGACCGTGGGCAGCGTCACGCTCTCTCGATCCGCGATCACGATCGTCGAATACACGCTCGCACGCGGCGAGCTGTCGAAGCTCGGAACCCTCACCCCGGCGTAGCCATGGCACTCATCCCTAGCTCTCGATACCCAGCCCAGACCGACGCCGCCGCGGGCTACCCTCAAGGCAAGGCTCGCAACGCCGGCACCTTCCAGGACGGCACGGGGACCCCCCTCGAGCGCGACTGGATCAACGACCTCTGGGGCTTCCTACAGTCGTTGCTCGACGAAGCCGGCGTCACGCCCAGCGGCACTCCGGACGAGGTCGGCGCGAGCCAGCATCTACAGGCCGTCCAGAGCTTGATCGGCGACGCGCAGGAGTTCACGTCCAACGGCACGTGGACGAAGCCGTCGGGCGCAGTGTGGGTCGAGTTCATGCTCGTCGGAGCGGGAGGCAAGGGGGGCAACGGCGTTTGGGGTGAGGTGGCCCCCAGAGGTGGAGGCGGAGGCGGGGCGGGCTACCCATTTCGCTGCGTGCTGCCAGCAAGCGTACTCCCCTCGACGATGACGGTGACGCTCGGCACTAGCACCGGGACAAAGCAAACCGTCGTCAGCGGTGGCAACATCACGGTCCGAGCGGAGGGAGGCAGCGACGGTCAGAACGCGACCGTCGGAAATGCCGGCAACGGCGGGGCGGGGTCGTCGGGCGGAGGCGGTGGAGGAACGTTGGGGGGGAACGGAGGCGCGGGCGGCAGCGCCGGCTCCGACGGCTCGAACGGCGTAGGTGGCGGTGGTGGCGAAGGAGACGGAGGCCTCGGGACACGAGCCGCTCATGGTGGCGGAGCGGGCAGGCCGGGTGGTGCCGGTGGTGTTGACCCTGGCGATGATGGTGGCGGCGGCGGCGGTGGAGCAGGATCCCCGATCGGCCTCGGCCCCGCTGGGACGAATGGAGGTGCAGGCAGTGGCTCGGGAGGCGCACCGGGAGGGACTGCTGGCACTGGCTATGGCGCGGGGGGCGGGGGTGGCGGAGGATCGGGCACTCCGAGTTCGGGCACGGGCGGCACGGGAGGGGCAGGAGTGCAGGGCTACGCCTTGATCAGGTCACGGAGATCCTAGTCGGAATTGATCTTCTTCCGGCTCTTTCAGCATCTACTGCCCAGAGCGCTCGCATGGCGCACGACCATCGACACGACCCTCCGACGCTACGTCGCGGGCCTGTCGGAGTTTGCCGCCGACGTCAGGCAGTTCGTCGACTTGGTCTTGCTCGATGCCTACCCGAGCACGACTCGGGAGCTGCCCTCCTGGGAGGCCCAGTTTGCACTCGGGTCCACGGGCACGGAGGAGGCGCGACGCGCACGGCTCTCTGCAGCCTGGAGGGCCATGGGCGGGCAGAGCCCCGACTACCTCCAGGGGATCGTTCATGCGGCGGGCTTCACCACCGTCTTCCTCCACGAGTGGTGGTCGAGCGGGCCGCCCTTCGTTGCGCTGGACCCCCGCGACTACACGACGCAGCCCCTTCTCGGCATCTACCAGTGCGAGGGCAGCACCCCGTGGGAGTGCTTCGACAGCGGGCCTGGAGAGGCCCTCGCTGCTCACTGCGATGAGACGCTGGCGAATGACCCGGGCCACGTCACCAATCTGGATCTGACGCGCCGAGCCCCCCCCGCGGTGCCGAGCGATCCAGCGCGCTGGCCCTACTTCCTCTACTTCTCGGGTGAGGTCTTCCCCGAGCGTGCGCCAGTGGATGCCACCCGCGTCGACGAGTTGAAGGAGCTGCTCCTTCGGATTTGCCCGACGCAGCAATGGCTCGTGTTGTTGCTCGATCCCATCGAGCCCATCGAGGCCGCCGGTGAGGGTTTTGGCTCGGGCCCCATGGGCACCGTGGAGTTGGGGATTTAGACATGACGGCTCGAATCAAGATCAGCCAAGCGGGCCTTTCCGCTGGAGTAGCTGGCGTCTCGCGTACCGATGGCCTCGCTACCGGCGCGCTCGTGACGCTGGAGGATGTCAGCGGTACGGGCCTCAGCACGTTCCACCTGCTGTGGGGACCACCTGAAGATACGACGGCGGAGGCATCGCTAGCGGCGACGGTCGACCCCGATGTCTGGACGTTCTCGCCGACCGCGGCTTGTTACGGCAGCTATCTGATCGAGCTTCGGCAAGATGGCGTGCCCGTCGAGCGGCGCATCTTCGGGGTCCGCACCCCCGCCAACCAGCTGCTCATCCCCGCACTCAACGAGCGCGCGAGCCGGCATGCCTCCTGGGTCAATGACGGACCCACGCAAGTCGAGCTGAGCGAGAACAACGCGGTCGACTTCCCGGACGCGAATCTCAACGCGGTCGCCTACGCGGGATGGTGGCGCTCTCTCCGAGAACTTTACGAGGTCGTGGAACTCGGGACGGGCAGCATCGCCAACAACGCTCTCGCGTTGATCAAGCTCGTCCAGGCTGCATCGGCGCCCTCGGTGGTTGGCGCGATGACCAATGGGAATTTCATCGAGGTGCCGCAGGCGACGCTCGCCGATTCGCTCCGCGGCGTCGGCTTGAGTCAAGTGGGGGGCAAGCTGCTCACGCGCCAGCGTCCACGCTCGGCCCAGCTCCGCGACTACTTTCTATCTGGCACCAATACCTCCGGGAGCATCGGCGCCCTCGGCTGGAACCTGCTCGGCGTGGGGACGCCGGCCTACGCGCGGTCAAACCCGACGGTGATGGGCAGCTCGAACCGCGGCTTGCTCTCCACGAGTGGCGCAACCAACGATCGCACGTGTCTCGTGCTCGGTGAGACCGAGTCTCGAGACATCCTCCCACCCACTGATCTCAACAACTGCCAGTGCGTGTGGAACTTCAATGCCGGGCTCACGCTGAAGCGTGTGTTCTTTGGCTTGCTCGACTCTTTTGCGAACGAGCCCTCCGCGGCGAACGACTGCCTCGGCATCTACTATGACTCGGCTGTCGGTGCGAACTATCAGATTATCTCGCGCTCAGGCGGCGCCGGCATCCCCACGAACACAGCCGTTGCCGTGCCGTCCAACACTGCCGAGCTGATCACGATCCATCAGCACACGCCCGGTAGTTTCCGCTTCTACACGGGCAACACACTGCTCGGCACCATCTCGAGCGGCATCTCGGGAAGTGCCATGAACGTTGGCTTTAGGGTCGAGACGCTGACGGCGGCAACCCGCTCGATCAACATCGGCTACTTCGGGCTCGATGCAACCGCCGGTGGTGCCTACGACGATGATGCGTTCCTCGAGGCATGACGCTCGTGGCTCGCGACCGACGAATCGAAAGACTGGTCGGGGGCGACCGTCTGGCGCCACGGGTGAGGAGGCCGATTGCAGGAGCGCTGGTCCTGCCGAGCCTGCAGTTGAGCGGCAGTCTCACACCCGTCGTGTCCGTCGGCGGGTTCGTCGAGATGCCGAGTCCGCAGGTGACCGGCAACTTCGAGCCCGGTGTCGCGCTGTCGGGTAGCCTCACGCTGCCGAGCCTGCAGCTGTCGGGCAGCTTCACGCCTGGTGTGGCGGTGGACGGAGCCCTCGGCATGCCCAGCCTCCTGCTGACGGGCAGCTTCACGCCAGCGGTCGGTCTCGGCGGGACGCTCTCGATGCCCAGCCTCCAGCTAGCGGGAGCCATCACGCCGAGCCTCAGCTTGGGCGGATCGCTCGGCATGCCGAGCCTGCAGCTGTCGGGCAGCTTGGCTACGCTGACTAGCCCCGTCACCGCCTGGTACCGGATGGCCGCGAGTACGCCGGTCTCCGGCGAGTGGCAAACGGTCGTGGATGTCCTGGGCGGTGCGGCGCTCGTCCAGAACGATACCGACCGACGCCTCGCCTCCAGCACTTCGGGCAACGGATTGCTGATCGGAACCTACGACGGCACTGACGTGCTGCGGATGCCGCTCAGCGCCACCAACTTCAATGCGACGAAGTTTGGTGCCGCGCTCTGGCTGCGGCTGCCCCATACGGGCACGCAGTACCTGCTCAGCATTGCTAGCACAGATGCCGGGGTGACCTCATTGTTCTGGGGCATCACCACCGGCGGGGTCCTGTGGGTGGAGATCAACGTGGGAGGCAACTTCAGCGGCCGCCACTACGAGACGCCTGCGAGCACGGTGGCTGCTGGGGTCTGGTTCTTCGCTCGTCTGCAATTCGACGCTTCGAAGACCGCGGAGTGCGACACGACGGGTAGCAACGCAGACGCGAAGCTGCGAGTCTTCGTGGGTGAGGTTGCCCGTGCCCTCACGGCCGTGTCCTTCGGGGGAGGCACTCCCCCTACTTCGCTGCGCACGCCCAACTTGAGCGGGGGGGCCGCGATCTGGGGGGCGGCCGCCGATGCCGACGCCCCAGCAGGGGCGGTGGACGCCAACGGCCTTCACGGACCCAACACATTCATCCTACTCGAGACCCCAACGGCGGCGCAGGGTCTGGCTCTGAGAGACTTCGAGGTACCGACTTGATATGGCGACCAAGAAGAAGGTCAGAAAGAAGCACATCCCGCGGCGACCAGCCACGTCGGAGCCCGCGCAGTATGCCGAGTTCATGCGAGACATCATGGATGCC